AAAGGAATTATTAATGACGTTAAAAGATGAGGTCTTAGAAAAAGACGAAGACACTACCGCTGAAGAGGATACTACCGTCTCAGACGAAGATAACGGCACCATAGACGACCAAACAGACGAAACTGGTACAGAAACTAGCGATGATGAAAAAGTCTATTCTAAGGCAGACCTGAACGCTATTATTAGCCGTCGTATTGCAAAACTCAAAAACAGCGAAACAGACACCGGCGAACTACAGAAAAAACTCGACGACGCACAAACCCAACATGATAAAGACGTTGAAGAAGCCAAAAAACAAGGCAGACTCGAAGCTCAACGTGACGTTATCGCACAAAAATACGGTATCAGCGCAGAGTTCATACCAATCGACAACGAAGAAACCCTCACCAAGTTTGAGGCAGAACTCAAATCAGCACTCAAATCAAACACTCGTATGCAAATCATTAAAACAGAAAAACAAAAAGAATACCCCACGGGAATCGCTGGAGTAAGGGTATAACATGGCACTCGCACCACTCGCAGAACTCAGCGACGTAGAAATATATCTCAAACACAAAACACCCGCCGAACTCGAAACCTACGCCAACCGTAAACTCGCGGCCTCAAGCAACGTGCTCAGAATGCTCTTCCGTGCCGAAGGAAACGACCTTGATGAAAAACTCGTTGACGACGAACTGCTCTCAAGCCTTGTTAACGACACTGTAGCGGTTAATGTTGCTATTGACATTCGTAAAGAAGAAGCAAAGCTTGGTGAAGACGTTGACCTTAGTGCTTTCAGCCAATTCACCCAAAGCGCGGCTGGATACTCATTCAGCGGCACATGGCAAGGTAATCCTGAAGACGTTTTCTTCACCGTCAACCAACTCGCCAATCTAGGAATAGGACAATCAGCAATCAGCACCTTCCACTTCAACATGGATAGTGAAAAACAATTCAACCTCCACATTAGAGCACATCACGGAGCACCATTATGGTGGTAGGACTACAATTCACTAAGCTCACCGTGCGCCACTCGCAGAGAACAGAAGGCGACCCATTCATGCGAGACAGTGTTATCACAGAAACACCACTGCTCGCACTAGTACAACGAGTTGACGGCGCAGAAGACTCAAACACCATGCAAGCAACAGAAACATTACAAAGTGTTAAAGTTCATGTTCGAGCACCAAAACAGCCGACCGTCACTGTTGGAGACAGTTTTGACTACAACAACGCAACATGGGCAATAACACAAGTCAGTTCATCCCTCATGGAAGAAAACGTGGTACATTATCTCCCAATATATTGGGTTTTTACCGCTAAACGACGGCAAGGAAGAGGCAACTAAAATGGCTTCCCTTAAAGGCGCAAAAATCATGGTAGCGGCACCCAACGCCACCACCAACAGAATACTCACTTCATCGTCGATGATATCTTTAGCACGGAAAGAAGCATTCAAACTCGCCCAAAGAATCGCACCCTACACAAAAAACCATAAAGACCGGTATCCGGTTGTTCACACGTCGGCCATTGGCGCAGCATTCAAAGGAACAGTGCGTTCTGGAGCAAACATTACTGGAAGCAAGGGCAGAAATCTTCTCATGAAAGACGATGTTAAAAAAGCGCTCGGTAACAGTGTAGATTGGAAAGAGTAAAACATGGCACATTCACGTCTTGACACTATTATCATTCAAGAACTCAGCGTAAAAATACATGATGAAACAGGAATACAACCCTACGTATCCTCACCACAAGGCGAAACAGTATACCCTTTTATTACGATAGGCCGTTCCGGTGGCCTCAACGTTTATGACTTCAAAGCCTCGCTTGGCCTCACCATTAACGTGTTTAGTGATACAGCGTTTGAAACACACGACATTGCGAGCAGTATCGCTGACGCTGTTGACGACTGGTATTCTGACACTACTCTCGCCATCATGGGCAAACCACTCGTTGACTCAATCATTGACGAAGGCGACGAAAGCGGAGTTTACGCTTCAAACCTACAAATCACTGTAAACTATCTCGAACGCTAACCGCCATGAACAGTTACGACCTTGAAACGCTTGACAATATCAATGCCCTCCGCGACGTTATGAGCGGAACCACAAAAGACCTTATCCCCGATAAGCTTCTTACTGAAGCAGTCACGGCAGCACAAACAGGGGATAAAGAAACCATTGGGAAAATACTCACACAACTCTACGCGGCAGTAAAAGAAAAAAGCGGAACACTCCCCTTAACCTCACTAGACGACGAAAGTTTCGGCAAAAAAATAGGGTGGCTCATGGGAAAAAAACGGACACCTAAAAGTATCCGTATGGCGCTCGCAACCTACCAACGTGAACTTGCCCGCCCACTCATGGAAACCAACGTTTACTACGCTTATAATCGTGGACTCGTGAAAGAGGTTGTTCGCAGAGCAGTAGGCCAAACATGCCCTTGGTGTTTAGAAAGAGCCGGAATATGGGCACCCTACGACGCGAACGCTTACGGAGTATGGAAACGTCACGCCGGTTGCGACTGCCAAATATTCATACGTTGGGTGAAAGAAGAAGACAGTGGAGAATAAACAAGGACAAACCGTCGCCCGCCTCATGAAGCGCCTCGACCAAGTTGATAACCTCATTGAAGGCACTGTTGTTACCATGAAAGACACTGACGAACGCCGTTTCAACATGCGTCTTGACGAAGACAAACGCAAAGAAGCAGCCGCCGCCTACGACAATGCCGCAAATCAGTACAGGGCATGGATAAAACTACAAATTATACTCACAAAGTCATATGATGAAGCCGTTAAACTAGATAGTACCGGCGAACAAGTTGAAGACAAACCACTCAGCGTCCTTGAGCAACTCAGAGGGGAAACAATATAATGACCATTTATAAAACAGGATACGTTTCAGAAGAATACCCGTGGACAGACGAAGCAGCCCGTGCCTACCAAAAACGTATTCGAGTCAAAAACTTCAGTCCCCTCGGGAAAAGAGTATTCTCACAACTCGTTTACCTCGCTGTACGTGGAATATCAGTTATTTTCAGCTACAACCCTAACCTTGACACTATAGAACTGCTTGAAGACGGTTTAGACGAAGAAACACCAATAGGTTTAACAAACCCGTATGCGCGTATGCGTTACGTCACCTACGACGGCCACGTGCTTGACGCAAGCAAAAACGAATTCGATGACACTTTGCGCTGCCTTACCTTCACCAACCCCCCCATTAACGACCATGCGCGAGCGCTCGCCTACAGGGCACAAATGCTCGAAATGAAAATAGACTCAAACCTCGACGGACTACTCTTCCCTGAACACTACGTTTCTGGTACTTCACCAAAAACACGTATTGTACAAAAAGAGGAACGCCATTTAGGCGAGTGGAAAAACTTTACTGCCAACGACGACGCGAGAGCGGGAACACCTATTAAACCCGATATTGGCACTCTTGACCAATGGGATATTTCACAGTTTCTTAACATGAGTAAACTTACTGCCTTTGATTTTCTTCAAGAAACAAACATGCCGCCACAAGACTTGAGTGCCCTCGACACTCTTGGTGTTGCAACAGAATCACTCATTGCTCACCGTGAGAGTTTTATTAGCCGCGTTTTTATCCTCAAACAAGAATTGCAAGCAGTGTTCGCAACACTACCCCTTAACCCCGTTGACGTGACTAAAGTAACGTTCGAAGATAAAGAATCCACCGCAGTAGTAGACGATACTGGTACTACTATGGGGCAAGCAACAACATCCTCAACAACAGGCTCGACTATTACGCAAGAAACCGTCCCAACAACAAGTCTCGTATTTGAGAGTCTCTTCCCCTACACGCCACAAGACATTGCTTCAGTCGGCGACGCATACGGTAAAGGTCTTAATCAGAATATTGTTGATACATATAATCTTTCATGAAAGGCCACAGTGCTCCTTGTTAATCCCGTAGAATGGCGTAAACCAACTACCGCCAAAAGTGCCGTCGCTAAAATGGGTGAAGCTTACGTTGAATGGGGTGGTAAAATACTGCCTTCTCAACTACACTTCCTTAACGAAGCGTATAAGCAGGATAAAAACGGTAAATGGGTTTATAACAGTATTATCATGAATGCGCCGCGACAAAACGCTAAAACAAAAATGCTTACCGCAGCAATCATTACGTTCATCTACGTTTACAATCTCAACATTTTCGTCACAGCACACGAAGTTGATGCAATTAACAAAATTTTTAACGATGTCATGAACACTGTTCAACAGTCCCCCGAACTGCTCGCTGAACTCGACAAATATTCTTCGGTTAAAGGAAAAATATCCTTCAACAAAGGTGCGACCATAACATTTCGCTCGCGCCGTTCAAACGGTGCTGGAATGGGGCAAACCGCTGACGTTGTTATTTTTGATGAGGCGCAAGAATTACGTTCTGGCTATGAGGGCATGATAACAAAAACGTTAAAAACAAGACCAAATGCGCTCATTATTTATACGGGAACACCCTATTTGCCAGAGTCACAAGGCGACGTTTTTCATGAAGTGTTAAAGTCGGCTGATAAAGATAAAAAAGTTTTTGCCGTACGATACGGCGTTGACGACGATAGTGTCGATGTTGAAGATGAGAAACTTTGGAAACTCACTAACCCGCTTTTCCCTGACGTTATTGGTAGGGACGCTTTTAACCGCGACCTACGTGTAGCGCGACAAGGTGGAGAGCTTGGTCTCATGGACTTTCGTATTCAAGACCTTGGCTTATGGTGGGAGGATAAAGTACCACCTGCTATTCCAACAGAATTGTGGGAGTCGGCGTACAGAACGGTCAAACATGACAGTGACACTCTTGTTTACGCTCTCGTATACGACCCTAAGCAGAGTGTTATGGCACTCTCGGTTGCTGCGTACAATGGCGAAGACGGGCAATACGCTCCTTACAGTGTGATAACAGGTGAAATTGTTGACGAACGTTCATCGGTAGAATCATGGAACTGGATAGAAAACGCATTAAAAGGTGCTCCGAGAGATACTACTCTCCTACTTGACGCAGCTGGACTCAACAATCCAATGAGAGAAATTATTCCAAGAGGAATAAGCATTGTACAACTCTCTGGAACAGAGTTCCTTGCGTCACAACAAGGCTTCATGAACATGCTCAATCAGGGCACGTTCAAACACCCCAACAACCCGACATTGAACGCTGAAGTAGAAAATGCTTCAGAAACAAAAAGCGGCGACTTGTGGAAATTCGATAACATTCGTAAAGGCCAAACCGTCGCAGGGCTGAAAGGTGTAGCAGAAGCAGCATGGTATCGCAGTGTGAACCTCATTAGAAAAGAAGAAGAAGTCATTAACTATGTCTAAAAAACGAGACTCGCAGCTTTATCGAACAAACCGCAGTATTCTCAAACGGGAGGTTCAACAAACAGGAAGACCATGTGAGTATTGTCTCTCACCAATAGACCTTAGTGCTCCAATGGGTACACCGCTCGCGTTTACTGCCGACCATGTTATCCCGGTGAGTGCTGGAGGCTCAGACCGACTCGACAATCTTGTCCCAGCACATTTTAAATGCAACGTGGCAAAAGGCAACAAGGTTGCGGTACAAGTCCCTAAAAAAGTTTCCAAAGCAACACGCCACTGGTGGTAATCTCGCATAAAAGGTGTATCATATGAAGTGCCTGATAGTTTAACAGTAGAATCCATAACTTAATACACCTACTCATTTTCATGTGTGAGATAGATTTTCTTCCTACAAAGATTCTACTGTTAAACTCTTCAGTGTTGAGGCTTACCAAGGCCGTTAAAAAAATTGGGTTGAGGTTGGCTTGCACCGTAATGGAAGCAAGAAAACATTCTCAATTTTTTAAGGACGCTGAATCATGGCAATTGCAGTCATTGAAACACAACCAAATTTTATCGACCGAAAGTTTATCGGCGAACTCTCTGACACTGGTGCGCTCGCAACACTCGCTAACCCTACTGATATTGGTCTTGAAGGCACTTCAGCACAGACTGTTGACTTCAGTGGTGAAATGGGTATTTTTGGTGAAGGAAATACTCTCGCAACCGCAGAAGAGAAGACAAAGGCAAGTAACGACGCTTCAAACGGTGTTGTTACCCTCCACCCCATTACCTACTACATTTCCTACCGTTTCCCCAAGAAGTTCTTGGCAGTGAACGGTGTCGATGGATACACCCCAACAGCTGAAGTGTTCCGTGCTGGAATGCCAGCCACCCTCTTTGGCACTATCATGAAACAGCCTTATCAAGAATCTATTCTCAACCAGTACCGCGCAAAAGTGAATACTGCTGTGACGCGAGCACTTGACTACTCAGCTGGCTTTGGTGTTAATCCTAAAACTAAGGCTGCTTCCCCTCTTGCTCGTACAAACGGGTATCTTTCCGCTTCCACTACTATTCAGGCGATTGGTGACGGAACAGCCCCACGTAACGCAGCGTTTAAAGCCGCTGTTCGCGCAACCGCACTCAATGGCGACACTTCGGCTGAGGCCGCTGTTTCCCCCGTTTTCTCAGCGAACATGGGTGATGAGGTTACGACAATTGGTACCCCAGTAGGCTATTCTGCTTCAGTACCACTCATCGGTAAGCTCTTCAACCTCGGTGGCGTTCCAGTAACATCTACTTCCATTCTTATGGATGAGGCTGCTACTACCGCTGGTGGTGTAACAGATAATGTTGAAGCTTTCGTCGGTAACTTCCGCGAACGTTTCGTTTGGGGAGCAACCACGCTCTCAGGTATTGAAGTGTTCGACACTGGTAATCCTGATAATTCAGCAGAAGGCGACCTTGGTGCGGTTAACAAGGTTATGCTGCGTACTGAGGTTGCTATGGGTTGGGCATTCCTTGGCGGCGTAGATAAGTTCGTAGCCATTACATCCCCAAAAGCGTAAGCCTCGACGCGAGTTCTGAACCGACAATCACTTTAACAACAGAGGCTTAAAAAGAAAGTAAGGATAAAAACAATGGGTGCTTTTCAATCAAGTGCAAACGTTACGTTTTCGAACCCGTTCAAGGATGCAGACCGCTCGGGGTATATTTGGTATGCCCCACTTGGGACGGCAGCTCCGACAACGGCTTCAGAAGCGTTAGACGCAGCATATAAGG